ATGCCGGCAATGCCCGACATCATCCCCTGCTGGCTCTGCGCTGCAGCATTGCTCGCGTCCATCTGGGCGTTGTACTGCTGCCCGGCCGCGCCGGAGTAGTTCACGCCGCCAGCGGACTGCGAGGGCGTGAAGCCGGGCATGGTGGGCATGTTGACCTGGGCTCCGGTGAGCAGGGCGTTCATCTCGTTGAGCGGCATCTGCCGCTTCTGGGTCTGCTCGGCGATGTCCTGCTGGCGCAACTGGTTCTGGTACTGGCTGGACTGCAGTGCTTGGTTGAAGTTCTGCTGCCCCGCGCCGGCCATCATCCCGAAGTTCTGTTGGTTGGCGGCGAGGTTCTGCCCGAAGCCCTGGGCTTGCGCTTGGTTGGCGAACTGCGCCCCTTGCAGGTTCTGGTTGAACTGCTGCCCCTGGCCCTGCATCCCCATCTCGAAGTTGCGCTGCTGCTCCTGGCCGGCGGTCTGCATGGCGTCGAATGCCTGCCGCGACTGGGTGTCGCCCATGCGCTGCATCTCGCGGTTCCACGCCTCGCTGCCACGGGTCAGTCCCATGTTCTGCAGCTTGCCCTCCAGTTGCGACTGCTGCTGCGCGTTCTGCGGGGCCATGCGCGCCATCAACGCCTGCTCGGTGCGCTGCCGCCCCATGTCGCCGCCAGCATCCGGCACCGGGCCGGCGTTGTTGAAGCCCGACATGATCCCCTGGCCCGCGCCCTGGGTCTGGAAGGCATTCGGGTCGAGGTTGCCGGCCTGGACCGAGCCACCCTTGGCGGCGAGGTTCTGCCAGTCGAACGGCTGCGCCATCGCCTCGCCAGCCCGGCCGATCTGAGCCTGAGCCAACTGGCTCTTGCTCATGTCCACGTTCTGCTGCGCGTCCAGCGCGGCCTGGAGCTTCGGGTCCAGCGACGTGTTCTGCGTCCAGGCCGTCACCTTCTGCCCGGTCGCAGGGTCTACCTGCTGCTGCGACGACCAGGACTGCGTCCCCCAGGGCGTGACCTGGGTCGGACGGTTCGCCCAGTCGGCGGCGGTCTGCGCCTGCTGGTTCGACGCCGCAGTCTTCTCGGCTGCTGCGGTGTAGTCGGGCGGCGGCGGCTGCGATTTCTTGCCCATCAGTGGGTCCTCCGTGGCGAGAGCCACTTGCATTCGTTGCGGCGCATCCGCATCAGGACAAGGGAGCCATCCGGGTGCGCACCTTCAAGCTCGACAACGACGGAGAAGCCCAGGCGTTTGTCGATGTCCAGGGCCACGGCATTGTCACTCGGCACGAGTGCCAGGACCTGATCGCAGCCCATCACGTTGAACGGGTAGTCGAAGCAGGCGTGCAGCATCCGCTTGTCGATCCAGCCGGGCTCGCCGGCCATGTGCATGATGCAGCTTGCGCCGTTGAAGTTGTCGTAGCCGACCACGCCGCGCAGGATGTTGGGGTCGAGGTCGGACACCGAGCCGATGCAGAAGAAGTGCGGCGTCGGCGTGTAGCCGATGCGCTCGCACAGCCAGATGGCAAGCGGCGTCTGGGGCTTGGTGGCGATCACAGTACACCTCCAGGTTCCACGAGAGCCTGCCAGCCGACGAAGAGGGTGTCTGCCGAGGCGCGCACCTTCATCGCCAGGGCACCGTAGCGGCCTGTGCCGGCCGCCCCCGTCCACGCCTCGAAGTTCTGCCCCGAGCCGGACCAGACGGCGTAGTCCCACAAGCCGACGTCCCAGGCACCCGAGCCCGCGCCCAGGTAAGCCGGCACGGGTCCGCCGATCTCCAGGTTCCACTCGCTGTTGATCCCGGCCTGGACGCCTGGGGCCGAGTCGGAGATGAAGCTCGGCCGCACCATCAGGAACCGCTTGACCCGGATCGCCTCGCCCAGCGGCTGGAAGGCGGTGACGACCACGCCCTGGAGGTCGGCACCAGGAACGGCATCGACCTGCCCGTCGGTGCCGCCCTCGAAGCACAGCCAGATGTTGCCGGCAAGATCGCCCGAGAACGTCTTGCCGTTGAAGCTGATGACGGTCAGCATCGGGTAGCCACGCAGGATGGCGAACGCCTTGTTGTTGACCTCGTAGACCCACTGCAGGTTCTCGATGTTGATCTCGGCACGGTTGATCATCAGCAACTGCTCGTGCGGCAGGAAGCAGATCTCCCACCAGCGCACGTCGAGCGAGCCGGCGATCTCGACCGCCAGGGCAGAGTTGATGTTCGACGCGATCTGCGGGTTCTGCCACAGGCCGTCGCCGCGCATAAGCTCGGACATGAAGCACATGCCGCGCTCGGACAGGATCGATACGTCCTGCTGGTAGTTGGAGAAGAAACGGTTGCCGGTCGGGATGCGGCCGATGAACCAGCGACCGATCACCTGGAACTGCCCGGCCACGTCGGGATCGTCGCCACCGTAGACCAGGACGTCGCCCTGGTTGGCGATGATGATCAACTGGTTGTTGACGCCTACGCCGCTCGACCCGTCGTAGGTCCAGTTGATCAGTGCCTGCAGGCTGCCGCCATTGGGCAGCATCGAGCCGAAGTCGAAGGGCGTGGCCGCACCAGCGTACTGCCCGAACGGCAAGTACCACGCCCTGGTGGTGTCCTTCTCGATGAACCAGACCCGATCTTTAAAGACCGTGACGAAGCTGAAGAGCGCAGGGTCGATGCCGGCGATCTGGTTGGCTCCGGCCCCGAGCGTGATGTGGGTGAACGTCGTGCCGTCGTAAATCCAGTAGCCCGCCCCAGGGCTCACCATCAGCATGACGTGGACGCCGGCATTGGTAGCGAAGTTGAGCGACACCCAGTCGCCCACGGGCGTGCCGGTCGGCACGTTCAGCACCGGAGTCGGGACGAAGCTCGACGGGTGCGAGGTGGTCACGTCGTAGAGGTCGCCGGCAGCGGTGGCGGCGAAGAGCTTGTTGACCCCCAGCGGCGACTGGTACTTCAGCAGCGTGCGGACCTCGCCCGAGAGGTTGCTGACCCAGCGCAGGAAGCCCCTGCGCATCTGGCACCCCAGGACGCGGGGGATGAGATTCTCCAGCCGGATGGCGGTCTGCGGATCGCCCCCAGGCAGCGGCTGGGTGACATCGATCCCCTTCAGCGGCGCACCGAAAGGGAACGCCTGATGGTTCTGGGTCGCGCTCGACCGGCGGGGCGTCGTGCGGCGGGGGCCGTTGTAGGGGACAAGGCTCATTGGTAGTAGGGCCGTTGTTGAGTGCGTTGCTGCGCCATCGACTGCGCCTGGGCTTCACAGTCCTCCTGGGCTCCAGACGAGCAGACGTAGTTGCCGTGGGCGTCGGTGCAGATGTAGGTCTGGCGGCTGAAGAAGTCGCCCGACGCCGGCCCCACCTTGTTGGGATTGGGGACCATTTCGACCGTCGGAGTTATCACCCAGCCTGGAGGTAGCGTTGCCATTTCGTTACTGGGAATTAGTTTTGCCGCATGCCGTAGAGCGAAGCCTCGGGCAGGTTGCCGATCCCGATGTACGGGTAGTCGTGCCGGCCGCCGGCCATGTTCAGGATGTTGGCCCCCTTCTCCGCGCCGATGCGCGAGTCGTAGGCCAGCAGGAAGTCGCGCACCGCAGCCGACGAGTCGAAGCCCCGAGCCTCAAGCCACTTCATCCGCGTCAGCAGCGTCATCAGGACGCCATCAAGCTGGAACACATCGCCTGCCTTGGTGGCGATGTTCTTGTACAGGTTGGGATCGTCCGCGTCCTGCACCAGTGCCTGGGACAAGTACATGAACTTGAAGTCCTGCCCTGGCGGCGGCGGGGGGTTCAGGAACCAAAGCTGCCGCTGGCGCATCTGCCACGTCAGCGTGAAGTTGGCCGAGATCGGGAAGACCCGATAGGTCATCCAGCCCTGGGGCGCGACCGGGCCGACCGCAGGGAAGCGCATGCCCGAGTTCCACTGGGTCTGGTCGATGAAGCGGTAGAAGTCGCCGGGCAGGTCGAAGGCGACGGTGTTCGATTCGCCGGGAATGGGCGGCACCGCCGTGTTGACGTTGATCGTGCCTTCCTTGGTGAGTTGGCTCCACTCGTAGGCATTGAGCATCTCCAGGCTGGAGACGTTCGCCACCGTGCGCATCAGGATCATGTTGGGGTCCGACGACCCGACCGGGTCGGTCGGGATCGGCAGGTTGAGCATCCCGCATACCTGCTGCATCAGCACCTGGAAGGTGCTGAAGTTGGTCATGGAGTAGGTAGTCACGATGCTCCCTTGGGCTTAATTGCGGCGGGGCTGCTGCTGCTGGTTCTTCGCCGGGTCGTTGCTGGGGCGGGGTGACTGCCGCTCCGGCTCCGTGGCCCCCAGCGCAGCGACCTGTGCCTGCAGTGCCTGGATCTGCGCCAGGAGAGACTCGTTGCTGGAGGTGACGTTCAGGTAGCGGATCGCGGCCTGCTTGTACTCCTGGGCTCCCATGAAGTTCATCGCGGTGTCGGGCAAGCTCGCAAGCTGCTCAACGGTCACGATCTTCAGGAACTTCAGGTTCTCGACCAGGGCGGGCGTCAGGAACGGCGCGACCTTGAGCGGCGTGCCGCTGGCGGTCTGCTCCTCGCCCGCGAGGTACTGAGCCCACTTCTGCGGGAAGCGGTCCTTGTACTGCTGCCAGACGGGCTCGACCACGATGTTGTTCTTGTCGCCAGGGATCATCACCTCGACGTAGTCCATGTCTTTAAAGACCGGACGGTTCGCCGCCTGGGACGCCAGCACGTCGATGCGGGCGAGCTTGAAGAAGCGGACGTGGAGCTTGTCGTCACCCTGCCAAGGTCCCTTCTGGTAGTCGGTTGGAGCGATGCTCCCGTTGAACTTCGACCAGTCGGTCGGGGTGCTGTTCTGCAGGGCATCAACCCCTTGCGCATCGAGTGACATTTGGATTCTCCTTGTATGGGGGATGTTGGGGTAACGCGGACGGCCCATCCCCGGTAAGCCGTCAGATGCCCAGCGTAGGCACCGATTCGACAATGAACCGGACGTTGGTCAGGATGACGTCGGCCGCTGCGCCGGTCAGCTTCTTGGCGTGGATCGTGTAGGTGTAGTCGGCACCGTCGGGGCTCGTGGTCCCGACGCTGAACGAGGCATTGGCGAGGTTGCCGCCGCCCTGTCCCGTGACGGTCGTGCCGCCAGGGATGTCTGCGCCATTGCGTGCCAGGGTGAACGCCACCTCGTTGCCCGCAGGCGCGTTCACGTCGCAGTAGAAGCTCAGGCGGTTGACCGTCGTCGGCAGCCCCTGCGCCAACCTCGTGACCGAGCCGGCTGCAGGGATCGCGGTGTACTCCGGCGTCAGCGACAGGATGGCGGTGTAGTGGACCGTCTGGACCGTCGTCCCCAGGGCGATCAGCGTCGTGGTGGCCGCACTCAGGATGCCGTAGCCCGGAGCGAACGAGTCGATCACGTCCTTGATCAGTTGCCGCACGTCGGCCGCGCTGATCTCCTGCGCGGTGTTGTCGGGGATCGTGGCGTCGGCCTGGGCGATCAGCGCGAGCATTGTCTTGCGGGCCATGTCAATCTCCAATGTCGAATGAGGCGTCGAACCCGTGGTCGTATGCGCCCAGGTCCACAGGTGGCGGACTGCCACCGCTCACCGCCAGGAAACCTCCTGCCGTCAGCGGCAACCCGGCATACCAGTGGTGGGGCAGATCGTTGCTGATGCGGATCGCGCCGGTCTCGTCGGTGATCGGCCCGGTAGCCGGCACCAGGGGGTTGGTGCTGTCGGTGATCGAGCCTGCTTCCAGGTAGCCGATGGCCGCCAGAAAGATCTCGGGCGTGATGCCGGCAGCGGTGGACAGGCCGCCGTCGGCTGCGATGGGGGTGCCCCCGTTGAACGCAATCGGGAGGTCCGCCGACAGGATGATCCGGCCTTCGGCATCGAACTTGAGGACGCCTGCGGTGAGCATCAGACAGCCCTCGTGGTCAGCCAGTTCTCAAGGTTGTCAATCTCGGCGGGGCTGCAGGGCTTGCCGACGAACACGGCAGCCATCATCTGGCTGCTGTTGCCGCATGGCCGGTTGTTGGGCGTAGCCAAGCCCTCGTAGCCCGCGAACAAGGACATCGGAGTCGCCCCATTAACCGGCACCGAACTTGCCCAGGTAGCCTGAGCGACCTGCACCTTGTTCACGCGCAGCGTGAGTGATGTCGGCGTGCAGACAGCAACAATCACTATTGGCACTCCAGCAACAACACCGCCAGCAAGATGAGCATTCCGAAGGGTGCTGCCTGGGACCCATCCGAATGAATCCACATTGCCATCGGTGAAGATGTTCTGGGCAAGTCGCAAGGTTGGACTGTCCATGTCCATCCACTGGAAAGCATTTAGTGGGTTCCCAGGCTTGACTGCTACTGCCGAAGTCCAGCCTGCAGCACTCCCTTCGGGTATTGCGGTGTTGACAAAGCCCACGAAACTAGCAACCCCCGGTGGCCCCTCGACACCATTCACCCGACGCACGAATGTTGTCGTTGACGTGGTCAAGGGGTTGTTGGCAGGGGCCAGATCGCTGATGCCTCGCACGGGACCGCCGACCACGGCCGGCGTCGTCCTGGCCGTGTCGCTGAACAACGTGGCCCCATTGCTCAGATCGTAGTAACTGCCGTTGAACCCGCCGACGTACAAGTCCCCTGGCGTGAACAAGACCGGAGGTGTTGCGCCCCCTATAGCCGGATTGACGACACTGGCCGTCTCGACAGTCGGCGTGGCACCGCCGATAGCGGTGCTGCTGTAGATGTCGGCCGTCAGGCTATAAGGAACCCCAGGCTTTTCGTAGATGTCCGCGTAGGTGTCGGCGGCCATGACACCCCCTTATGCCGGGACGGCACTGGCAGCGGTGCTGGACCCGAAGACCGACTGACCCGTCGCCAGGGCGACGCCCGAGCGGTTGGTGAAGCCCGTCTCGACTGCTGAACCGTTGGCGACCGCGCCGGTTGCCGTGACCATCTTGGTCGAGAAGCCCGTGTACGCCGGGCCGGCACCGGCGTCGCGGCTGCCCACGTTGCCGGCCATGCCGATCCCGAAGCCCGTGGTGTAGGGCACCGGGACACCGAGGGAATTCGACTTGCCCCCGCCGATGTACATGATGGTCGAGTCGCCAGCCGTGCCGTCGGGCTTGGTCACGCCTGGGATGTAGTCGTCGTTAAAGCCTGCGGCTACGATGCTGGTCGGAGCCGTCAAGCCGATGATTGGCGGCGAGCCGAAACCGATCCCGTTGGACAGCCCACCCGTCGAGGCTTCGCCGCTCGCGCTGAAGCCCGAGCCATAGGGGTTGCCGTTGTACGGCACTTGCACGTCGCGGTCGAGGGGCGAGCCCTTCGGGCCGGACAGCAGATCGAAGATGACCGCACGCCCGGCATTCGGGTTGGCGAGGTTGTTGACTGCGGTGTCGCCTGGAAGTCCTGCGGGCATGGTGTACTCCTGGTAAAAAAGCCGGGGCCGTAGCCCCGGTGTCAAGGAGGCGTTTAAGCCGAGATCAGCCGACCCTGGAACTGGGAGCCCGAACAAGTCAGGTTGCCCGCCCAGGCCAGGATGCTGACTTCAGCGTCCTGGTTGACGGCGTACCGCTTGTTGGGGTTCAGCGGCACCATGTCCCGCGCCGAGTGCGGCCGCAGGAAGATGAACTTCGTGTTCAACATGAACATGGTCTTGGCGGTGCAGAAGCCACCGATGCCGCCGTCCAGGACCACGTCGGCGTCCATGAACTTCAGCGACGGGAACCCCAGGTTGCCCACTGCAGGCGACGTGAACCGCTGCTGCGCCTGGAGCGACGCCATGTACAGGTTCCACATGACGTTGTCGCAGGCGATCAGGTCGGGACGGTCGGTGCCGCGCACGAGGCTCGCCCACAGGCCGTTCATCGCACCCTGGATCGTGGACGACGTCAGCGCGACGCCGGCAGGCACGACCTTGGACTGCCAGAACGGCCACGAGTTGCGGTCGATGCCGCCATAGGTGCCGGTCGTCGGGTCCACGGGAACTGCCGCGCCCAGGCCGGTCAGGCTCTTGCCCGCGAACGTGGTCCCCAGGCTGTAGATGCCTTCGGCCATCAGGTTCGCCATCGTTGACTCGGCCACGGTGATGCGACCCTCCAGCAGGTCGATCATCTGCTCCTTGCCGGCGTTCTGGATCTCCTCCAGGCCGGACATCGTCACCGGGCAGGCAAGCTGCTTGATGGTGAACTCGGCCGCAGACAGGACGTCAGAGGCAGCGACCGGCAGGAGGTCGTAGCCCGAGTACCACCCGCCGTTCGCGTTCTGCGCGAAGGACAGTTCCTGGTAGATCACATTGCCGCCCGAGAACGGCTTGCGATTGCCCCGCTCGTCCAGGCGCATGTACAGGGCATTGTTCTTGGTCACGTTGTCCGCGATCTTGCGGGTGCGCGACTGGATCGTCGTGGTGACGATGTCCGAGACGTTTGGGAAGGTCATCGTTTTCTCCGAATGAAGTTATGCCTGGGGCTTTAAAGCCCCGCCGTTCATCCGAAGTCGTTCGATGGCCGTCGGCCTGGGGGTGTCGGTGGCCTGACGGTCCTACTTCCCCCGGCCCGGTTCTACGGACCTCAGTATCCCGAGTGCGCTGCGATGGCCGCCTCGATACTGTCGCGTATCGACGTCGGTTCGCTCGCGACCGGGTTGCCAACAGGTGCCGCGCCCTTGACCGATACCGCTGCGGAACGTGCCCGCTGGGCGTTCTGGGTCAATTGCCGGGCGTTGCTACCCTGCTGCCTTGCGAGCATAACCTTGGACACCTCGGGGTGCAACATGGCTGCCCGCTCGTAAGCCTGGGCCAGGGACATCTGCCTGCCCTGGCGTTCTGCCACCTCGATGATGTCGGCCATCTCGCCGCGCAGATCCTGGAAGAACTCGTGCGCCGGGTCGTCGGCGAACACCTCAAGCTCCGAGCGGGCTTCGCCCTCGGCCTGATGGATCGTCTGCTGCTGCCGCGCCTGGGCGGCCTGATACAGGGGCGCAAGTGCCTGCTGCACCGCAGCATTGATGTCCGGTCCCTGCTGCTGCTGGGGCATCGGCTGGCCGACGATGGCCGCGTCCAGGGTCTGGATGTCCACCCCGTAGACCTTGATTATCGAAGCCACCGTCTGCGCTTTCTCGTAGGACGTGCCCGAGCGCAGCGTGCGGGTGACGTTCATCAGGTTGGTGACGGCCGTCAGCGGGTCCACGCCCTCCTGCTGGATGGTCGCCATGTAGGGCTGGATCGCTTGGTAGAACCGCTCTCCAAGCTGCCGGGCCGGGGCGACGTCGTTGACGAACCGGGCCATCTCCTGCTCGCGCCGGACCACCTCCTGCTGGATGGCCGGCGGGACGGTCTTCCAATGCTCCCTGGCCGTCGGCGACCAGGACTGGGGTGCCGCAACTGCCGGCTGGGCTGGCGTGGCGGGCGCAGGCGAGGCGATCGGCTGCT